GTATCAGAAAAAAATATAGACGAGTTTTTAGAAAAATTAAAAAAAGAAGAGGGCAGATTGGTGTTCGTGGCAATGTCTGTGCCTGACTACGAGCTGATGGCTTACAACATGCAAGAACTAAAAAGATATATAAACGAGCTAAAAGAAGTGGTAGTTTATTACCGTATGGTAACTACAAAATAGGAGATCACATGAAAACCTCAGCAGAAGGCAAGGCTTTGATTAAAAAATTTGAAGGTTGCGAACTAGAAAGTTATTTATGTCCAGCGGGTGTTTGGACGGTCGGTTATGGCACAACTAAAAACGTGATCGAGGGCATGACAATAACACAAGATATGGCAGAAGAAATGCTTGATAGGGATTTATTAGAGTTTGAAGAGTACATCGACAAATTGGTACAAGTCCCGTTAGATCAATCACAATACGATGCGTTAGTTGCTTGGACTTATAATTTAGGACCAACCAATCTCAAATCATCAACCATGTTAAAAGTTTTAAACGATAACAACTACGACGAAGTGCCCGCTCAAATGCGTCGATGGAATAAATCCAACGGCGAAGTCTTAAACGGTTTAGTGCGAAGAAGAGAGGCAGAATCTTTGTTGTTTCAGGGTAAGGAATGGCACGAAGTATAACGATATGTAATACTACCGCTAGGCGATTTAAGCTTAGAGTTAGGTGGTTATTACGTCACTACCTAATCACCTAGCTCGACTATGAGTGATATATCATTTAAAGATTTTGACATACTCTCAGAGCAAGATAAGGCAGAGGCTTTAGCGCTTTTAAACCGTTACGATCAATTAGACAAACAAGATAGTTGTCAAAGTGATTTTATGTCTTTTGTAAAACACATGTGGCCAGATTTTATAGAAGGTCGACATCACAAAATTATTGCCGAAAAATTTAATAAAATAGCACAGGGCAAATGCAAAAGACTCATTGTGTGTTTGCCACCAAGACACTCTAAATCAGAGTTTGCCTCAACGTTTTTTCCTGCGTGGATGATGGGTAAAAAAGGTAATCTTAAAATTATTCAAACGACACACACCGCAGAGTTGGCAGTGCGATTCGGTCGTAGAGTAAGAAACATAATAGATAGCGAAGACTACCAACATATATTTCCTGATTTAAAACTTCAAGCCGATAATAAATCTGCGGGACGTTGGACAACCAATAAAGAAGGCGAAAGTTTTTACGCAGGTGTGGGCGGAGCGATTACAGGTCGTGGTGCAGATCTGCTAATTATTGATGATCCACACTCAGAGCAAGATGCTTTGTCTCCGAAAGCGATGGAATCGGCTTACGAATGGTATACGTCAGGACCTAGACAGCGTTTACAACCTGGTGGAATTATTGTGATAGTAATGACCCGTTGGAGCACGAAAGATTTAGTCGGTAATGTCTTAAAAAAACAAACAGACGAGTTTGCTGACCAATGGGAGGTCATAGAGTTTCCAGCAATCATGCCAGAGTCAGAAGATCCTTTGTGGCCAGAGTTTTGGAAAAAAGACGAATTACTGAGCGTAAAAGCATCCTTACCCATATCTAAATGGAACTCACAATGGATGCAAGATCCAACAGCAGAGGAAGGCTCTATCGTGAAACGAGAATGGTGGAATAGGTGGGAAGATGCTGACGTGCCCTCGTATTCTTATGTCATTCAAAGTTACGATACCGCTTTTTCTAAAAAAGACACGGCAGACTATTCAGCTATTACGACTTGGGCCATATTCAATCGTGGCGACGAAAACGCCGATGAAATAATTTTATTAGACGCAAAAAGAGTCAGATGTGATTTTCCAGAGTTAAAAAAATTAGCTTTGGAAGAATATCGTTATTGGGAACCTGATTGCGTTTTGATAGAGGCAAAAGCATCAGGCACACCACTAACACAAGAACTACGCAGAATGGGCATACCGGTGACATCTTATGCACCGAGCAGAGGACAAGACAAAGTAGCACGAATGAACAGTGTTGCACCAATGTTTGAGTCTGGCATGGTGTGGGCGCCAGAACATGACTTTGCAGATGAGGTTATAGAAGAAATGGCATCGTTTCCCTTTGGTGATTATGACGACTATTGCGATAGTGCTACAATGGCTCTCATGCGATTTAGGCAGGGAGGTTTTATATCTTTACATGAGGATTACCAAGACGAAGTAAAACTTTTAAAATCAGATAGGACGGTTTACTATTGAAAATATTTTTGACTAAATTTGAGCATGACGGCAGAGATTATTGCGGCCCAGATATACACGCAGATACGTTGGAAGAGGCTGAGGCGATAGCAGAATATAGCGGTTTATGGGTCGAAGGCGAATTGGTTGATTTAGTAGGCATAGATATTGAAACCAGACCAAGAGTGTTACACTAATTTATTATGGCGATTGATAAAGCATTAGGTACAGAGGACAACCCAGATATAAAACAAATGGGTTCTGCGGTTGAGGTCATGCCGGACACCACCAGAGAAGACCAAATCAGACAAGCTGCTGAAATTTTAGTAGATCAAGAACAAGTGTTAATTGACGCAGAAATTACGCCAGACATCCCACAACTTGGATTTAACATCAATTTAGCAGAAGTCTTAGGTGACGACGTGTTGGCCAGCATAGCAAGCGATCTTCTAAGCTCTATTAAGGGTGACAAACAATCTAGGAGCGAATGGGAAAAAACCTACACAGACGGCCTTAAATATTTAGGCATGAAGTTTGACGATGCTAGATCGCAACCGTTTGAAGGATCTTCCGGTGTAATACACCCTATCCTAGCTGAGGCTGTTACACAGTTTCAAGCACAAGCCTATAAAGAAATGTTACCCGCTAAAGGACCTGTCAAAACAGAAATAGTGGGAGCTCGTACAGTAGAAATAGAGAATCAAGCAGAAAGGGTCCAAGAGTTTATGAACTATTACATTATGAATGTAATGAAAGAGTACGATCCTGAGCTCGATCAAATGTTATTTTATTTGCCGCTTGCTGGTTCTGCCTTTAAAAAAGTTTATTTTGACGTTGTTCTAAATAGAGCCATGTCTAAATTTATACCGCCAGAAGATCTTATCGTGCCTTATGAGGCTGCTGATATTAGCTCTGCGGAAAGGATTACCCATGTTATCAACATGTCTTCCAATGAAATTAAAAAACAACAACTATCTGGTTTTTATGCAAACGTAGACATAGGATCCGATGGTTATGCTGAGGACATGTCAGAGGTCGAAGAGGCTATAGATGAAATACAAGGCATATCTCCGTCTTACAAAGAAAACAGAAACAGAACCGTATACGAGGTCCATACTGTTTTAGATATAGAAGGTTTTGAAGATGTTGACGCAACAGGTAATCCAACAGGACTAAAACTACCTTACATAGTAACGATTGAAGATAGCTCAGAAAAAGTTTTAAGTATTAGACGAAACTACAACGAGATAGATCCACTTAAAAACAAAATAAATTATTTTGTGCAATATAAGTTTATGCCTGGTCTTGGATTTTATGGCTTAGGTCTTTCACACATGATCGGTGGCTTATCCAAAGCATCAACATCTATTTTGCGACAACTTATAGACGCAGGAACTTTGGCCAACTTACCAGCTGGTTTTAAAGCTAGAGGTATGCGTATTCGTGATGAAGATGATCCATTACAACCTGGCGAATTTAGAGACATAGATACGACAGGTGGATCGTTAAGAGAGAACTTAATACCTTTACCTATAAAAGAACCAAGCAACGTATTGATGCAGTTACTAGGCTTACTCGTAGACTCAGGTAAGCGTTTTGCAGCTATAGCGGACATGAATGTAGGCGACATGAACGCTGCTATGCCTGTAGGTACCACGGTGGCCCTCCTAGAGCGTGGTACCAAAGTTATGAGTGCAATTCACAAAAGATTGCATTATTCGCAAAAATTAGAGTTTAATTTGTTAGCCAAAGTATTTGGTGAGTCTTTACCGCCTATTTACAATTATGCGATAGGCACAGGATCCAATGAAGTTAAACAACAAGACTTTGATGATCGTGTCGACATAATACCGGTTTCGGATCCAAACATTTTTTCACAAAGCCAAAGAGTTACCTTGGCCCAAGAGCTTTTACAGATGGTGCAGTCAAACCCACAAGTGCATGGACCTATGGGTATCTACGAGGCTTACCGCAGAATGTATGCGGCGTTAGGCGTGGATAACGTAGAGGCGTTGTTACAACCACCGCCCGATATGACGCCACAACCGGTCGAGGCAGGATTAGAAAACGCTGGTTTATTGTTAGGACAACCTGCTCAAGCTTTTCCGGAACAGAACCATCAAGCTCATATAGACACGCACAGAAGTTTATTTTTTACCGATTTAGTAAAAGAAAGTCCACAAGTACAAGCTTTGATAATTTCACATTGTATGCAACATTTACAATTCTTGGCCGCACAACTAGCTCAAGAACAGATGCCACCAGAAATGCAACAAAGGATTGCAGAAATACAGTCGGTCATACAGCAAGTTAGTCCAGAAGAGGCAGCTGCAATCATGCAACAAATCAAAGTAATCAACGAACAATACAGCTCTGCAATCATGGCCCAACTAGCAAACGACTTTTTACAATCTATAGGTATGAGCGGTGGTGGCGATCCATTGGTTGATATTAGACAGAAAGAATTAGAGCTCAGGGACAAAGAACTAGATATAGAAACACAGCAATTTGAGAGCAAACAAAACCAAAGAGCGGAAGAAAAACTATTAGATGCAAACTTACAAATGCAAAGATTGGAAACGCAAAAACAAATAGCAGACGATAAATTAGAAGTGGCGATAGATAGATTAAAAACCAACACAGATATAAAGCTGTTAGAATTAGAAAATAAAATTAAGGGGATATTATGACAACATCTTATAAATTAGAGGCCGTAAAAGCTCTTAAAGCGCAAAAAAAAGAGGCTAGAGCTCAAGAAGAGTTAGAGCTAAAGGCAGCAAGAGAGGCGGCTGAAAAAAGAAATCAAGCTAATGCCGAAAGGATAGCTAAAAAAATGGCTAGGATTGAGGCTGGTTTGCCTGTTGAAGATCCGGTTGT